AAACCGAGGGCTGACAGGGGAACGCCAAAATCCGGGCTTACACAAGGGCAGGTCGAGGTGGTTGCGGCCCTGCTCCACGAGACGGGCCGTGAGACCAAAGGGCCGATCATGCCGGCTGCCAGGGCGATTCAGATCGCCGAGGACAGTGGCATCATCGACCCCACCCAGGTCACGCCCTCGACGATGAATAGACTGCTCAGGCAGAGGCAGATCTCAAAGATGCACCAGAAGGCTGACACCCCCTACACGCCGATGCGTTCGCTTCATCCCAACCATGTGCACACGTTCGATGCCTCGGTCTGCATTCAGTATTACCTGAAGGACGGGGGCCTCTCCGTGATCGATGAACGGGTGTTCTACAAGAACAAGCCCGACAACTTCAAGAAAATCAAAGAGCGAATTCTCCGGTATGTCGTCACCGATCATTTCTCTGGGGCTTTTTATTTCAGGTACTACAACACGACGGGGGAGACACAGGATAACCTCTGGAATTTTATGAAAGAGGCCTGGACCGGCGTCGGTTCCGAGAAATTCCCTTTTCGCGGGGTGCCGTTTCAAATACTGATGGACTCGGGCGCAGCAAACAAATCGAAGGGAATCACTGAGTTTCTTCGTCGTATTGACGTGGGGATCCCCGAGGGAATGCCCAACAACCCGCGCAGGCAGGGCACTGCCGAGAGTACACATAAAATAATAGAGGAGTGGTTCGAGTCGGGACTTCGGATCCAACCGGCCTCGTCCGAAGATGAGATGAATCTGTGGGCCAGGGACTTCGTTATCTGGTACAACGCCACCCAAAACCACACGCGACACGGGATGCCGCGAACCCAGTGCTGGCTGCTCATCCGGGAGGATCAACTTAGAGAGATGCCGGAAGAGCAGATACTCAATGAGCTTTGGGCATGCCCCGAAGAAGAGCGCACAGTGAGCGGAGCCTATACGATCAGCTTCGACGGGAAGGAATACAACCTTAAGCATATTCCCGGGCTGTTTCGCGGGGCGAAAGTAATGGTTGTCAAAAAGCTCTGGAAGCGCCCGAAGATCGATGTCCGTTATCAGGAGGTCCTCTACGAGGCGTCTCCGATTGAGATGCTGCCGGCAGAGTTGGGAGGGTTCCGCGCTGACGCGGCCATCATCGGGCAGGAGTACAAAGCCCAGCCAGAGACACTGACCCAACAGGCCGTGAAGCGGTTTGAAAACATGGCTTACGGTGAGGACAGGAAAAAAGACCAGGCGCCCTTTGCGGGGCTGACCGTCTTCGGCCACCAGGCCGACAAGGTTGGCAACCTCTCCTTCATCGAAAAGCGCGGCACCCCCATCGAGGTGGACCGGACCATCACGGAGACAAACATCTCGATCACCGAGTTTTTTAAGCGGCTGATCCAGCGCGTAGGACCGATATCCCGGGAGATGAACCAGGAGCTGCGGGCGCGGTACGGGGGAAGCATTTCCCTCCAGGAGGCAGAGGAAGCAATTCGGAATGCGGAATGCGGAATGGGGAATGAAGAAAAAGAGGAAAAGGCGATAGGGGAACGAAGATAAGAAGATCAACTTCATTCTTTCACCGGAAGGAGGTGAAAACTCATGTCTAACTCAAAAGCACCGTCCAGGGCCTATACGATGCCTGTTGAGCCGATCATTCTTAAAGAACTCATTCTCGGCGTGGGCATCCCTCAGCAAGATCTGGCCGACCTCACCGGCATCGCCAGGCCGACCTTTAATCTGTGCGTCAATCGCGGCTATATTCCTGCCTGCGCCAAGGCTTCGGCAGGCAAGCCTGACCCGAACAAATTTAAGAAGCTCATAGAGAATCATATTAAATCGAACCGGGCCGCCATGCACTGGCTCCTGGAGCGGGGATTGAAGGTCGAAGATATCTGGACACCCGCCTGCGCACAAGGCTCCGGCGGGCAGGGCAGTTTCAGAAAATCCCAGAAATTCAAAGGGTTTGGCGAACGGGTCAGCAAGGCTATGCACAGGCCCGCATTTATTCAGGGGGACCCGCTCGGGTTCACCCCTTCCGTGGAGGTTGAAATGATATCAGCAGAGGCACAGAAACACTTTAAAATCTTTCGCAATCCATTCATCGATGACATTCAGGCAGACAAGGACATCTATATGAGCGAAGAGCACCGCTACATCGAGGCCGCGATGGTGGATGCGGCGCGGCATGGCGGTTTTTTGGCAGTGATCGGAGAGGTAGGAAGCGGCAAATCGGTGATGAGGCGCAAGGTCGTCGAGCAGCTTAGGAAGGACGGCGACGTACTGATCATCTTTCCGCAGATCATCGATAAGACCAGGCTCAACGCCAGCTCGATCTGTGACGCCATCATCATGGACATCTCCAGCGACAAGCCCCGAATCAAACTGGAGCAAAAGACCCGGCAGTGCCATAAGCTCCTCCTGGAGCGGTCGAAACAAAACTTCCGAAGCGTGCTGATGATCGAAGAGGCCCACGATCTAAGCATCCCAACACTGAAATATTTGAAACGGTTCTACGAAATGGAGGACGGCTACCGGAAACTGCTCGGCATCGTCCTGATCGGACAGACGGAGCTGAAGGACATCTTCTCCGAAGCCCAGCACGTGGATATGCGGGAGGTGATCCGCAGGGTCCAGGTAGCCGAGATCTCGGGATTGAACGGCCATATCAAGGAGTATTTGAATTTGAAGTTCAAGCGCGTGGGCGCGGAGATCGACAAGGTCTTTGCTCCGGAGGCCATCACGGCCCTGGGGAAAAGGCTCACCACGAAGGACAGGAACAACAAAACGATCTCCCATGCCTTTCCCTTGCTGGTGAACAACTACGCTGCCAAAGCCATGAATCTCGCGGCGGAGATGGGGGAGGGGAAGGTCTCGGAAGAGATCATCCTGAGCATGTAAAGGATAGTTCGGAGTAATGAGTTCGCCTGCCTACCGCAGGCAGGGAGTTCGGAGGGAACACCATGAACCAACAGACGGGAATCAAGACTACTGCGCAGTCGATTGTCAGGGCGCATCGATGCGCGGAGGCGCGACGGGAACGGATGCTGAACGCGCCGCAAAGAGATAACGGACGGCTCAGCGATCCGTCCCTACCATCCCCCAACCCAAAAGCGTGCAGGGCGCCCTGGTACAGTGCCATTGACTGGTCATGCGTCCTCACCTGGGACGGGTTTTGTCTGTTCGTGGTGCTGGTTGTGGTGATCTATTTGGGGTATCGGGTGGGAGAGTGGATCAAATGACACCGAACGAAGCGAACGAAGACCCGCGATATTTCAACCTCTGCCCGCTCAAGAACAATCGGGGCGTACCAGTCACGCGCTGCTATCGGTGCGAGTTTGTGACGTCTCAGTTGGACGGAGGGGCAGTGGTACTGACGTGCTGTTTCCCGAACCGGCAGAGGAAGCTAAAAAGGCGATGAGAAACTTCGAGTGCGAGCATTATTCGGGCTGCCTGGGCAAGGCCGCGCGTCTGGAAGAAAAGCTGGAGTGCAAGGGATGCACTGAAAAAACAAAAGCGGAAGTTGGGAAGATTGGAAGATGTGAGGTTGGGAAAGGAAAAGAAGAAATCTCAACCGCCCAACTTCCTAACCGCTTATCTTCCGAACTTCACCAGCGGGAGGGAAACATGGGAGATAAAAAGGCTTGCAAGAAATGCGGGGTCGAGTATCCGCTCACAGAGGAATACTTTTCCAAGTGTGGCAACGACAAACAATACTGGGAGGGCCGGTGCAAAGGGTGCCGTACAAAAGACGGTAGTAGGGCCTACCGGCAGAAGGTGACCGGGAATGTCAAAAGAGAATATATCAGGAGAGCCTCGCCCCCATCGCCTCCCCCTGCCTGCGCCGGGGCTTCGGCAGGCAGGCCTGCCGGTGCCGAGGCTCCCGCTGCGCTCGCGCGCATGCGCGGCGAGTCGGCAGGCAGGCTTGAAGAGACGGGTAAAGACGACTACGACTTACAGCAGGCGATTGATACGCTTGCCGACGCCTGGGGGAAAAAGGCGGCGCGACGGATCATCGACCTGATCAAAAAGGAGTTCGGACTATGACACCACAAAAAACGGAACCATTATCGCCTAAGCAGAGGTTTATTCTTTACGTGATCCTTATCGGGTGCGCGTTTGTGAGCTTTTTAGGAATCAGCGTCACGAGCATATTGATGGGGGCGAGGCCATGAGCTTATTCTGTCTGGGAACGATGGCGGGCGGAGTTATCGGGGCATGTCTGGGGGTGCTTATCATGTGTATGCTGATCCTGGCCGGGAGAGTGGATCGGGCCGCGGAGAGGCAGAGGGAGCTATGGACCTCACCAATCTCGAAATAGCCATCCTGAAGGCCCTGGAGAATCGCCAGGGCAGGGAAAGCGCCATCTCGCGGGCCGCGCTGGTCGCGGAGATCCGCGCGGGGATGGGGGTTGAGAACTCCACCGATGGGGAGAAAAAGACGAAGAGCGAAGACTCCTTCCCGGGGGAAAGGGTGATCCGATCGATCCTAAAGCATTTGGTCTGCTTCCACGGGGAGCGGATCGGGAGCTGTCACCGGGGATATTACATGGTCGAGACGAGCGAGGAGCTGGAGCGGGCGTGCAAATATTATCACTCCTACGCGATGAGTTTGCTCCACGTGGAGGCCCGGCTGAGAAATACGAGCCTGGCGGAGTTGATGGGGCAGATAGCCATGAAGTTGTGAAGATGAGAAGTTGAGAAGATCGGAGGATAAGAAGATGCTGCAATACCTCGATAAGAAGGGCCGTTGCCTGTTTGTCTCGAAGGGGATCGGAGAGACCAAATACGCGACGTTTTACCGCGTTCGGACCCACGGCATCCACCGCGTCAAATCTCCGGACCTCCCGATCCGGGAGACGAAGGAAGAGGCTGACGCCGACTTTGATGCCTACGTTAAAGAGCACGGCCTGGTCCCGGTGACCGTCAGCCACGACGAATGATCATATACCAATAATCATATGCCAGTAGGTATATAGGGAGGAAATAATGACACTGACCGAGATTGAAAAACAGGTCAAGGAGTACTCCGACGCGCGGAAACTTCTGCGGGACCGGGTGGAGAATCTCGAAGACGAGATCCGGGCATCGAAGAAAAAACTGATTCCCGGGATCCGGAGCGCGGTGGAGAGCGCGAAGGAGAAACACGCGGGCCTCAAGGCGTCCATCGAGGGGAGCAAGGACCTCTTTGTACAACCCCGCACACTGACCCTCTTCGGGATAAAGTTTGGGCTGATGAAACAGAAAGGGGCGCTCTCCTGGGGCAAGGGGAAAAAGGCCGCTGAGGCCGTCGTAAAGCTCCTGAAGCGGATGTTCCCCGAGGGTGACGGCTGGAAAACATACGTCAAAACAACGGAAGAGCCGATGAAAAAGACCCTCTCCACCCTCACGATTGCGGAGCTGAAGAAGCTGGGCGTCGAGGTCACAAACGACGGCGACGCGGTAGTGATTGAAGACACCGCCAGCGAGATCGATAAGTTGGTGGATAAGCTGCTGGACGAGAAGACCGATGCAGAAGAAGAGCAGGAAGCGGCATAGAGCATGGACATGAAAAGCAGAAGTTGAGAAGCTGAGAAGTTGAGAGGATGGAGATAAACAAGAAACAAACCCAACTCATCCACATCGCGCGGGCGGACCTCGGGATCTCCGAGGAGGTTTACCGGGCGATGCTGCAAACTCAATTCGGCGTTGAGAGCTGCCTGAAGCTGACCTACGCCCAGGCGGATTTGCTGCTGAAGGACTTTAGGAAAAAGGGATTTCGAATAAAGTCACGCAAAGCGCATAGCGCAAAGCGCGT